GTAGGGAATATGAATTAATTGGTGTTCCTAGTATGGTATCTGCTTATGGTTGGGGAAATGTAATTACACACATGGCTTGGTCTAGGCCAATATCGGAAATTCGTATTTTTCTAAGGGACGCTGGTTATGGCGTAAAAATCTTAGGGGATGAGCCAGAACAAGAAGAGGAAGAAGAAGCTAGAGAATAAAAAGCACTTGGAGAACACATACTAAGGAAAACACATTATGTCTGAACAAGAAATAAATACACAAACTTATATTGCTGTATTAATAGAACAAAGAAACGAAGCACTTAATAAGCTTGCTAGTTATATGGCTGTAACTAAAGAACTTGAAAAAAAAGTAAAGGAAATTCAAAGTTCTGATGAAGCTAATGATAAACAGGACGTAGAATAAAGGAATAACTAATATGGTAGGGTATAGTCAAGACATGCTAAAGCAAAAAGCAAAACAGTATGGTTTTCAGGGGGAAATGGCAGATTTTCCTAAATACCTAGAACAAAATCAAGATGTAGCACGACAGTATTTTGCCCAGCAGAACTCGGACATGTATCAACAGGGACAAGAGGGGCAAAAAAAAGTTGATGGGGTAACTACAGTCCCTAGAACTTATGAAGGTGAGAGTTTAGCTTATATTTCGGATGAGGAAGCTCTACTGCTTAGAGAAAAAGGTGGAGGTGTACCTCCGAATGATCCTTCAGGACAAATTACCAAATTTGGTATCCCAAGTTTTGAGGGTGGTGCAGGGGCAGGAGTGGGTGGTGGTCCTAATTGGATGACAAGTGGGGCATATAACCAGCCGGGACATCCGATGTACCATCTTTCCCCTAATTACCGACCCCCCGCTCCTGCCCCTGCACCACCACAAAATGTAGAGCCACTACCTTTAGTCGTAGGTGATGCCAAGGAGGACGCCGCCATTACGTATGAACTCACAGCGGGTGGACCTCGTTGGCTATTTAATAATCTACTGTATACGAATCAAGCTGATGCACAGGCTGCTTTTGATACATTTCAGCAACAGCAAGCAGCCCAACCCCCTGCCGTCGCCTCTCCTGCTGCACCCCAACCACAGAATTTAGTTCCACTACCTTTAATCGTAGGTGATGCGTCAATGGTTGAAGCTACTAAAGCATTTAATAAGAGTGCTAACCCTACCATTCCTTCTACAACTGGGGGGTACGTTGACAATGGTGTTATGAGTCCGACTTTTGGTCAAATAATCCACGGGCCAGCAATGCAACCAACACCAACAGTAGGTGCACAAACATTAAATAACCCTTCACTTCGTGAAATTAGTGGACAAAGGGTTTCAACTCCTGCCCTTCCTTATGGTACACAATTTCAAGCTGCTTTAACTCCCTTTGAACAAGCACAAAATATTGGTGCAACTACAGGACAGGTAACTGCAGATTTAACCATTGATCAAGCTGCTCAAGTTCCTATAGGACAAACTGCAGTACCTACACCTACAGAAGCTGCTGAAGTAGCGGCAGCAGCAGCTTCACCTGCTGTACAACAAGCTGCTATACAGGCAGCACAAATAGGTGCTCCTACACAAACCGTAGAAGCTGCTCAACAGGCTCAAACACAAGTAGCTAATTTACAGGCTGCTCAACAAGCACAGGCTGCTCAAATTCAAGCTCCTGCTGACAGAGCACTACAAGCTACAGAACAAATTTCTGGTCCTGCACAACAGGCTGTTGAAGCAGCCGCTTTTGTAGAACCTGCTTTAGTAGCTTCTCAAGCTAATCCAAGTACAGCAGCTACTGTACAAGGACAGCTTGCAATACTGTCTGAACAATTTGTACAAGGAGAAGTACCGTTTTGGGCTGCTGGTGCAGTACGTGCAGCTACACAGAAACTTGAAGCAAGAGGCTTGGGTGCAAGTAGCATGACAGCACAAGCAATTGTTCAGGCTTCTCTTGAAGCTGCCCTTCCTATAGCACAAGCAGATGCTAGGACAATAGCTTCTTTTGAAGCACAGAATTTAACAAACAGACAACAGACAGCAATGTTGACAGGTCAATATAGAGCGCAGTTTTTAAATCAAGAATTTGACCAAGCCTTTCAAACTCGTGTAAGAAATGCAGCTACTGTATCAGATATTGCAAATAGAAACTTTACTGCAGAGCAACAGATTGCTTTGGAAAATTCAAAGCTAACACAGACAGTAGATTTAACAAATTTAAGTAATCAACAAGCTCTTGTAATGGCAAATGCAGGGGCATTGGCTAGTTTAGATATTTCTAATTTGAACAATAGACAACAAGCTGCTGTACAAAATGCACAAAGTTTCTTACAACTGGATGTAGGAAATTTAAATAATAATCAACAGGCTGCAGTAGTGAATGGACAGCAGCAAGTACAAAGTTTGTTGACAGATGCAGCAGCAGAAAATGCAGCTAGGCAATTTAATGCTACAAGTCAGCAACAAACAGATCAATTTTTTGCAAACCTTATTGCCGGTATAGGGCAACAAAATACTGCACAAGCTAATGCAATGAATCAGTTTAACACTGGTGAAGTAAATGCTTTACAAAGGTTTAACTCAGAGCTTTCCAATCAACGGGATCAATTTAATGCTCGTAATCAATTAGCTATTGGACAGAGTAATGCGGTGTGGCGTAGAGAGATTGCAACTGCAGATACAGCAGCTACAAATTTTCAGAATCAGTTTAACGCACAGAATTTGCTTGAGCTTAGTAATGAAGCATACGATAATCTCTGGCAAGAATATAGAGATATGCTTGAGTTTGCTTGGACATCTGGAGAAAGTGAATTAGATCGTATTGCTTCTATACAATTAGCACAAGTTAATGCTGCTAATACAAGAGAATTAGCAGAATTTCAAGCTGATAGAGAACGGTCATCACAAGTAGGTGGCTTTATTGCACAAGTAGCACAACCATTTATTCAAGTTGGTGCCAGTGCTCTTGCGGAATGGGCATTCTCATAGGGATTAATGATACGGCCTCGCTTAAACGCACGTGGGGGATAATTAAAATACTATATAGGAGAAAATAATGTCAAGTTTAGGATTTACTGATCAAGCAGTATCTCAAGAGGAAGCTGCAAATAAAGGGTATTTTGAGCAAGTTAGTGAACTACAAGGTGGCTCTGCTAAGGCAATAAAAGATTTTATAAAAACAGACGGTACAAAAACTGACATAGCCACTTTATTTGCAACATTAAAAACAGAACAAGGTACTTATGATTTTGAAAAAGCGCACCTTGCCTATGCACTTAATATAGCTGGTGCTACTGAAGAACAAATACTTAATGCTATGGCTTTTCTTACTAAAGCTAAAAAACGAACATTAGCAGGTAGAGTAAGTTTTAGAGAACAAGAAACAGGTAAAGAATTTTTTGAGGGAATAATGGAAAAACCAACTAAGGCACCTAAATATAAATCAAGAAAAGATAATTATAGAGACTCAATCGATACTGCTATGAGAACCTATCGCCAAGCTCAATTAAAACCCATATCACCAGAAAAGGATGTTGGATAAAATGCCTAATATTGAAATAACAGAAATGACTGCTCCTATTCCCGGTCAATCTTTGACTGCAGAACTTGGTTCTAGACCTTGGGAACGCCCAGCTAAATATTCTGATCCAGAAGATGCTTTGGAGTATTATGTAAAACAAATAAGTTTGCCTGATAGAACAGCTCATATGTTAGAAATTTTAGAGTTGGGTTATCCTGTAGCACCATTGGTAGATTCTATGCTTATTGCTGGGGTCATGCAAGGGTTACATACCATTGATGTAGCTGTACTTATTTCTCCGGCAATGTTTAAATTAATAACTGCTGTAGCTGATGAAGTTGGGGTTGAGTATAAAACAGGACTTACTAAAACTGAAGACGGTAGTGTAGATCAGCTTTTGGTTGAACGTGCTGCAGCAGAACCTGAAGCAGAAGAAATTGAAGAAAGATTTGAAGAAACTGAATTAGAAGATGTTATAAGTGCCGCTAAAAAGACTAATACTGGGATAATGTCCCAAACAGCAGCACAAGAAATGGAGGTCTAACTATGCCACTTATTGTAGCAGATATAGCAGCGGGATTTGCAAAAGAAACTACTGCTGGACTTAAAAAATCGGCAGCAGATAGGCAAAATATAATTAATATAGCTGCATCACGAGCAATTACTGAAGGTGGTAAGCTGTATGATACACGTAAATTAGAATTAAAACGTGTACGAGAGGCACTTAAATGGGCGCGAGACAATGGGTTTGATGAAAAAACTTCTAAATTTTTAGCTTCAAGACCACAAGAAGAGTTTATAGGTATACAAAATGATCTTAAAGATGCCGAATTAAGGGACCAATTAGGCAAGAAGAAAAGTGCTGCAGAAGCAGAAATAGAACTGCGACGAAGGATGGCTATTGTTGGAGAAGGCCCTCCTGTTGGTGGCACCATCACTGAAGCGCAGCTTAGAGAATTTAAAGCTTTACCCACACAACAGGAATTTGATCCTTATAAAGTATTTGGCATGGAAACTCCCTCTAAGGAAACCCCCTCTTTGGATGAAGGAATACAAACAAGGCGAGCACTTAATGAAGATTGGTATAAGACTACGGCAGAAGGAATAGTTGGAAAAATACCTGCTGATGCTATTGATCGTGATCAACAAAGTTCAATTTCTGCCCAATTAAGAAATGCATTTAGCAAACAATTTGGTTTGCCGGGAGGAGAACGTGAAGAAGCATTAAATACTGCAGGCCGTGTTTTAGGCTTATCTTCAGATCAAGTTAAGGCTTTATTGCAGGGTACAGAAACGTATGATGAAATAATCCCACCAGAAGGATTTAGAAGGCCACTTAGAAGAGGTGATGAGATTGCAATAGAACAAGCAGAAATGGAACTTTCAACTGCTAGAAATAAACACCAGCAATCAATATTAGAACTTAACGCAGCTACAAATGCGGATGAATTTGCTAATAAGACAGTTAAACAATGGAAACGTGAAAATCCAGATTCTGATACATCTTGGTTAATTGACCATAGAAATAAAGCATACCCTGATAATATGAAATTGGGAGATATTATAACATTTAATGATATGGCCTTAAAAAGAGCACAAACACTTGAACTTTTAACTAGGAATAATCTATCAATAACCAATAGTCAAATTCTATCAATAGAAAGAAGGTTTGCATCAAATGCTGAAAAGTTTGTAGGCACGAACATTGAAGAATCAATATATGGATGGAAAAATACACAACCGGGAAGTGAGTTAGCACAAGTTCATAGAAACCTAACAGATGATATGTTAACTATATGGTATGAATCTCAAATGTTGGGTGGTCTTAACCCATTAGATAGTAAAATTTTAGCAAATGGTGCTATGAATGATCTTGGAGCTATACTCCATTTAAATTACCTTATTAATGATCCATCATTACTTGATAAAGAGAATTTTATAAAATCATTAAAAGATGGCGAACAAAGCCCAGAGCAATTTTCAAACCGGCTTGGAAAAAATAAACTTAGAGATACGCCACCTGCTATGATTGCTGCAATGAAAAAAGCTATAATTAGTGCAGAGGATCGAGGTGTAAATATCCAAGCTGTTACAGGGCAACAAATTATTACTCATTGGTTAAACCAATCAAATGTTCCTGTGGGACGTAGGAAAAGTTTCTTTGATGTAGCACAAGCAGGAGGAGAAGCAGGAGCAGGAGAAGGAGCAGGAGAAGGAGCAGGAGAAGGAGCAGGAGAAGGAGAAGGAGGAGAAGCAGAACCAGAAGTAGTAGAAGCAGAACCAGAACTAGTTGCTGCAGAAGAAGAAGAACCTCTTTTAAGAACACCTGAAGCTATTACATTAAAGTCTGAACTTAATAGTTTCGTGAGTAGTGTTGGTTCTGAAGAATGGAGGGCTGTCTTAGGTAGGGGGGATAAAAAGGAAAT